AGCCACAGTCTTTAAACAGACCCATTATACTTTTGATATATGTCAACAAAAAAACTTACTTAAAGTCGAGCCCCCTAAGATAGATATAACCAACCAACAATGTCGCTCTCTATTCAACAAATCTCCGATCTCTCCCCCGCTTCTGTGGGCTTCTCGAATCTCCGTAAGAACAAGAATGGCGGTAAAACCGTCTACCTAAACGCTGGCGGCAACAAAAAATGCTATCTTCAACTCCCCTTCATGCGATCCCCCTTCGGTCTCAGTGCCTTTACTGACGAGGGGACTGGGCGCACCACCTACTCCCTCGATCTCTCGTTTGACCCAGATAACGAGCAGGCTATGGGAGTACACAAGACGCTCTCCGAGCTCGACAACATCATCGTCAACACCGTCGCCAAGAACTCTAAGGAGTGGCTCGGTAAGGAGTTCAACGTCGCGGTTCTCAAGGAGGCCCTCTACAAGCCAATGGTTCGCCCAGGTAAGGAGCAGTACCCATCTACCATGAAGCTGAAGATTACGACCAAGCCCGATGGCACCTTTGTCCCAGAGGCCTACACGATGAACCGTGAGCCTACGGCGGTCGACGCTATCGAGAAGGGTCAGAAGGTTATGTGCATCATCGACCTCAGTAGCATCTGGTTCATCGATAACAAGTTCGGTGTGACCATGAGGCTCAACCAATGTCTCTTGGAGCAGTCTACGAAGCTCCCCTCCTTCGCCTTCCAAGGCCTCGACCTCCCAGGCCCCGAGGAGGAGGATGAGGAGGAGGAGGTTGACGAGGAGGTTGATGTCTAAGATCCCAAAAAATAAAAAAAATCCAATCCCTATTGGTAAGAAGAAAAAACTTCTTACGAATAAGTAAGAATGTCCAACATCGAGAAGAATCTCAAAAGGATTCTTAGGGGAAAAAAGGGGTGTTCACCCCAAGAGTATTTACCTTCAACAGAGAAAGTTGGTTCTGGGGAGTATGGAAATGTATTCAAAGGGAATGTGAACGGAAATGGTAAGAGATATGTAGCCTACAAGGAAGTTAAGTTACCCGGAAATAATGTAACCCTCGCCGAATTGCAGAACTATATCAAACAGAATCCAGCTCGAATGGAATTTACCATTGCGAAAAAGTTGAAGGGCTTCGGTGTTCCGGAAAATTACATATACAAGACGTGTAGTGATAAAGTCATCATCTACATGGAATACATTGACGGTGTAGAATTAAGAAACTGGTGGAAGACCAACCCAACATTAGAACAACAGAAGTCTCTTATAGTTCAAATTATTTACAATCTCTACAGGATTCATAAAAAGTATCCAAAATTCAGACACCACGACCTTCACGGGGGCAACATTTTGATAAAAAAGGTGCCCGAAAAGAAAATCAAAGTTGAGCTAAATAACAAAACGTATACAATTTCGAATGGTGGTATCGAGGCAGTGATGATTGATTTTGGATTTTCACTATTCCCTCATATAAAAAATCCAATGATAAACGACAACTACTTCAAAAATATTGGAATTTCGAGAAACTCCCACAAACTATACGATGTACACCTTTTCTTAAACAGTCTTTACGAAATGACCATGCAATCGAAAAACCCAGAGGTGAGGAATTTTATTAAGTCCCTCTTACCACCCATGTATTTGGGTCGCAAAAGCACGGTTGTTAAAAAATTTAGATTGATTGGCACCGACCGTAAAAATGTCGCTCATACCTTTTACCTACCGGGGTTTGAAAAGATTTTGTCGAAACCCTTCTTAACGGGGGAAAGTAGGGCATTACCTATACCAAAGCCGCGAAAATTTGTGCGACCCCAGATTGTTCCGAAAAAGAAAGCCAGTACACCAATCAATAAGGCGGCTGCATATGCGAGGGCGGTAGCTGTTATGAAAAAACGGCGAGAGGTTGGTACTCCCAAGCCAATCCCCCGCAGACGGAGATGATTAAAGTGTGATCTTGAATGTGCGCTTAGTGCCCTCATCGACTTCGGAGAGTATCTTAAACTTTGGGGTCTTGGTGAGCTTCACCCCATCCTTAGTGACGAATGATTTCATCCGTTCAACTTCACCACGGGGCATTTTCCTGGTGTACTTGAGTGTGACATTCTTAGTTCCAATAGTAAATATAGTTGAAGACATTTTATTATTTACCTATAATAAAATATGATTGCTTTCGTGATTTTATTGATTGTTGTTATAGTGATTCTCTTGCGAGGCGACGCCGTCGCGCCACCAAAAGACGGTAAGAAATGGACGGTTTACGGGACCATGGGTTGTGGATGGACTCGTAAGCAGTTAGAATACATGAATAAGAAAAACATACCTCATACGTTTATCGATTGCGATGAAGAATCGTGTGCTGGTATGGATGCGTTCCCGACACTCGTAGACCCCAATGGTAAACAAATAGTTGGATACAACGAAGTTTAGATACCACGGATAACGGACATAGAGATGGCGAGAATGAGGGCATCCGTCAAGTTCTTGATAGGCTTGAGGATAGAGATGTGCTTCACGAGCGACCTGTTCCACACGAGGCGGAGGATGAAGGTGCTGATGAGAATTGTGAGCACGAAGATGAGAATTTCAGAGAGAACGTCAGACCTGCTTTCGGATTTGGAAACCTCCTTGATCATTTATTAGGGGTGGATATTTTTTTCTAGCCCTACTTCAAATGAAAGACCTCCCCCTGAGTGGGTCAGAAAGTAGGTTTACAAATAGAAGATGGGGGACAAGTACAGGTATAGGTAACAATAACTGTTACGCGTACGCTGTTGGTGACTACGAAGCCTACCGATGGCAAAAATCTATACCAGGTGATAGGTCTGGATTGTCAAACGGTAATCACAACTATACCCACTGCACGGGTCTCCCAAATCGTGTCGTGTCAGACAACCCCAAAAAGGTCTACAAGGTTGATGCGAATAAAAAATGTAAGAAGGGCTACTACAAGGTCATGATGTTTGTTTCCCCTGGGAGACCAATGAACTACATCCGTCAAGGTGACTTTCACTTTTACAAACAACATGGTGTCGTGGAATACAAAGTGAAGCCCGGAGACACTATAAAATCGGTGGCTAAGTTCTTCAAGGTGCCAGAGTCAAGGATAAAGAAGGCTGGAACCTTCAAAACTGGGAAACGTATTGTATTCAAAGCTAACGTATTCAGTCACAAGAGGGGGTGGGCTACGGGTCCACTTCTGACTGACGCCAAGGGGGGTATGATAAAAGATCCCCGTAAAGCTTCTAGGAACTACCCAGGTCTAAACTATGAGAAGTACTGTAGTTCATTCTGCGTCAAGAATTCCGGCATCAAAGTCGGAAAGACTCATCCCAAGGTCCGATAGAATACTATCTAAATCCATCAAATTTTCGACACCGTCGAAGGATAGATCGAAAAGATCCACAACCTCCATTGTAGTATTTTCATTCAATGACACAGTATTTGACACTGCTGTGTGATTGTTCTGTACTGTGACTGTAATTTTAAATTGCGAAGCATCAAAAACTTTTCTACATACGGGACAAGTATTTTTACCTTTATTTTTCCATTCCTGTAGACAGTGGGAATGAAACATATGTCCGCATCGAGTCGGTGGATTTGCCCGAGTCGACTTGACCTCATTTAGACATATGGAACATGTTGACATTCTATAGTACGGGTGTAAAGTTTTTTACCAAATTTAGCTCAGTTAGTAAATCTTGGAGGCGTTGACGAGTGGTTTATTGCAGTCATTGCAGTTGGTCTTCCCCTGCTCGTCTTGGATCTTAGAGAGCATCTCTGGTCCAGACTTTTGGAGCAGCTGACGGTACGAATAGTTGTCCTCGAAGGAAATGTTGTTCTGTTTCATCACGTAGTTGTTGAACAGTTGGGCTGACGTGTTTATGGTGAAGCATCGACCATCGGCCATGCCAAGTCGTTGAGACATCTTTTATTAAAATACACCTAGAAATTAATTTGTCTATTGGATATAGTTTTCATCCATGACTCAAAACCTCTCTCTTTCAAAACCTTCACAAAGGGATCACACCTGTACCCCAAAAATATATCAAATACATCCGTCTCTGTAGTTCGAGAAACCCTAATTCTGGGGTTCTCGTTGATGTGCTGATTAATTATATTGTACCCAAATGCAATTTCCTTTAGGGTCTCTGCCCCTGTGATTATAATCTTCCCTGTGCTGAATATACTGCAAGTAATCTCTTTCATATCATGGGCTGGTTTGAACTTAATCTTAACCGCCGAATATCTATCTGGTTCAAAAGACACCTTAAAAATGTCATTGTACCTCTCAAACCAATCTGAAACTTGCATCAGGTTAATGTTATAATTGAGACTGAAGTTTGAATTGATCATCACAACCCGGAAAGATTCCACTGGAGCTGTGTTGGTCATACCCAAAAAGTTTTTGAAAATGAAAATAAGTTGGGTGATGATGCGCTTACAATCGAAGAGATCACAACACCCTGCAACTTGGATACTTCCATTTGGGAACACCTTTACAGACTTCGTACTGTATGTATCGTGGTAGGTAAGTGTGACCTGATTGTAAAATGTAGTTGGCTTCAATTTCCATTCAAATCCATCCGTTTTTGATCCTTGTCGCCTCATCTTGTAAGAACCAATCCTCTCAAAAGTGGTCCGTAATCTATCGATATCAATTTCTTGGACAAAGCTCGAGACCATCGTAATTGTGGTAATCTTTATCCACGAGGGTTTAAACTCCTCGGGTAACTGATTACGGAAATCATTTATAGTGAGGAGGTAGGAAAAACTGTTATTAGCGATTGAAGAGTACATACTTTTCACGTGGACAGAAGGCCACTTAGGTGTTTAAAGAAACAAAACGTCTTTAAATCAAATGACCTCCTTTTTTAAGTCTGCTCGACATATTTATGACGTGGAGTCTGATCTTTCATATGTTGAGATTGAATACGAACGCTATATTAGAAGTGTAGGGCAATATGCGACTTTTAAAGATTACATCAATACAGAGCCCCTCGCTGATTGGGTATATTTAGAGTCAAACACACAATCTATTCAATACGAAAAATTCCTCGACGCCATGGTGAAAAAAACATTGGAGGTGAGGCAGCGGATGTGTGAAGTTCTACTTGAAAATACATTGGCATACGAGCGGATAGATAACGTCTATCTTCGCCTCCTACATGCGAGTAAAATTTTAGATCCTACATTTCAACCACCCCGTATAAATAAGGAGAGTGCTTGGCAAGTGGAGTTCATGAAGAAATTCTGTAACGAATCCATACAGGATATCATACAGGGATGTACAAATATGTCACGTCTGTCATATTTCTTTAACGTTTTGCGTACAATAGACCTAAATACACCATTATGATTATACATAAAATCATACCAATCATTGGTGCGGTAGGTTCACCGACACTGACAGTGGGT